CATGCGTTATAGAAATTCTGAATTGGATAATGAATCATTGGGCCGAGAATTGAATGCGAGATATCTTTTACAAGGCACTGTTCGCAGGCATAAGAACGATTTAAGAATTTCTACAGAATTAATTGATGTCGAAAAGGATTCTGAACTTTGGGCAGAGATTTATCGAGGTAAAATATCAGATGTTTTTCTTATTCAGGAAAAGGTCTCTAAGAAGATTGTAAAGTCATTGCAATTAAAGCTTAGTCCAAAAGAAAAAATGGCGCTTGGCACAAGAGCAACTATGAATAGTAAGGCACACGATGCTAATTTAAGAGCTCGTGAATTCCTATTAAGGTATACAAAGAGCTATCTTCTTTTCCTATCTTACCAGCACAATGGATTATACCATCAGGTTTAATATTGGAGAATAAACTATTAGTTTGTTCGGGGTTGGTTAAATCACAAGTTTTTCTTGAAATTTTAATTTGAGAATTTATAGCAGAACCTACTAAGCCTTCTCCTCCGGTAGTTAATACTTTTTTCATTGAACTAGTTTTTTCCATTCTAAAAAGGCTTCCCATGAATTATTAGGTAAATAATTTTGAATTAAATCGGGGTTGATTGATAAATCATTAATTAAATTAATATTATTTTCCATTCCTATGTATTCTTTTTTCATATCTTCTACTATAGAATACCTACCAGTTGTACCCAAACTTCTATTACTTAATACCTCGGGTTTAGTATAAACTACTGAATGGTGTTTAGCTTGGACATAATAAGAAGCCCATATATCATTCATTCTGCCTATATGGGGAAATAGAAAATAATCTTGTATAATATCTCTACTAATAATAGTGTTTTGAGAATTAAAAGGGGACATTTTGTTACTTGAAATAGGAAATTGAGAGGGATCAAATTTACAAAAAGGATTATAAATCATCCTACATACAGCATCTACATCTGGTTCTCCATCCCAAAATATAGCTTGTATTTTAGGAGTAATTGTAAGGGTTTTTTTATTATCATAATTTCTATATGGTATTCTTTCTAAAGGGAAACCCCTATGCCATAATTCCTTGTGTTCATTTAATGCCCCAATGGGATCAAAAGCTATATCATCTATATCATAAACTGTAGTTTCAATAGGAGTATTTACTACTATATTGTTCCCCCAATTATCATAAGGTATATTATCATCATCAATAAGGGCTATAACATCAGCTCCCATTTTATATGCCTCTAAAATAGCAAAATTTCTACGTTCAATAGCGTTCCACCCTATTAGTTTACTTAAAATGGGGTATTTCTTTTCCTGATATTCAGGGGATAAATAGGTTATATTAGGGTGATTATTAAAAAGATTATGTGGGGTTTTTAAATCTCCAGCTACAATTAAATGCCATCCTGAAATAGAAGCATATTTTAATAGTGCTTCTGTGGGAGGGTTGATTGTGGTAGTAGCTATATATTTTTTATATATCATTGTTTTTTATTTTTAATTATTTGATTTAATTTTTTATGTAAAGTATAATCTTCAATAGCACATTTGTAGTTTGTACTTTTAACCCATTTTACATTTTCCATACCTTTTAAGTCAAATACCTCTTCATCCCAAGACATATTAGAGTAACCGATGTCTTTTAGTTCATATGATTTGCGGTATATTTCCCTACCTTCTAGAAAATCTTTTTGTTTATCTTCTGATTTATTATGCATGTCTCCATTATCTTCATGGTATAGGCAGATAAAGTTACCTACTTCATTTCTAATAGGTACATACCCAGCCCACTTTAATCTCGCTCTTAAGTCTTCATCTTCATTTCTCCACCCTTTATAGAGGGGGTTTAGTCCATTTATCTTTAAGTACATTTCTCTACTAAGACTAATAACTCCTCCATAGAAATTCTTTTCTACCTCTTCACCAAACATTCTATAACCAGCTGGGATATCAAAATAATCTCTTTGAGTCATATCGTCTTTAACAAATGTAGCTATACGAGCTGGTAGTATGGGTTGATCTTTTACTTCATAAGATACATTTTCAGTTGGAACATAATCAACTTGCTGCAATACTATAGTATCATATTTAGCATGTTTAAAGCCTACATTTTCTACACAAGCAATTTGAAAGTTATTGTTATCATTTTGTTCTGAAATAATAATTTCGTATTCTTCATCTTTAAATCTTTCTAGTAAAACAGGTAAGAGGATTTCTAAATGTTTTTTTCTATTCCTATAGGGTATAATTATACTGTATCCCATATTATTTTATAAATTTTTTCTTCTATAAACTGTTAATCCGTTATTATTTTCAAAATGTTCTTCTAAAACCCATTCTGGGTATTCAGTTGTCCATTCATTAATTGCGGGTAATATACCTTTCTTTCTATCCATTCCGCGTGTACCAAATGTGACGGTGTCATGGAATATTACATATTTACGAGTTCGTGGAGCATGTAACTTAAGTTCAGCTTTTACCTGTTCATAAGTATGGTCTGTGTCTAAAAAGAGTAAATCTGTTTCTTCAATTTTGATTTTTGTAGTATTAGCTACTATAAAAGTAAAATCGATATTAGATGCTTTTGCTTCACGTTCAAAGACGTTTACATTATCATGTTTAACTAAATCATAAGATACCATTTTATTAGGGTTAGCAGCTAAAAATGCCCAAGATGATGTTACCCCTCTAACTCCCATTTCGGTAATATGGTCACACTTTTCAGCGTATTTTTTTAGTGTAGGTAAGTGTTCATTAATGTCACTGATTTGTTTACATTTGTTTTCATAAATGTTTAAGATTGCTTCCATTATATTTTAGTCCAATTAGTTAAAGGTGATAACCAAGCTGTTTCTCCATGTGTTGCATGACCTGGTATTGATGTAATTAATATATTATTCTTTTCTCTAAGATCCAAAAACATTTTAAAGTCTTCTGGGTAAGTTCCTGTGGTATATTTTCTTAAAATGGGTTCAGTTTGCTTAAGTGTTTTTACTTTAGCAGCAAATGTCATAGTAGTAGAATTGGTTATTTTCCAATGACAACTATTTGTTAAATATACTCTAGTATCTTCAGCTCCACCTTGGCAGTAAGGATTACCACCTCTAGAGGGGTCTAAATACTTATCTGGGTGGTCGTATAAAGATACAAATGATGCTCCTAAATTAAATCCTTCCTCTATTATACCTCTACTATCAGGTTTATGTAAATAATCATTTTCTATAAAATATACAATATCATTATCATCCATTCTTAATGCTTCATCTAAAGCAATATTAAAAGTGGATGCCCCATTACCTTTAGAAACATATACTATATCTTTTCTGCTAACATGCTTCTGTATCATATTATTAGTCTCTTTAGATACATTATCGGCTATTACTAACCATTCACAATCATCAAAAACTTTAACTGCATTAGCTAAACATTTTTCATTATCTATATAATCAGGTTTTACTTTACTATAGCCTGTATCTGATATTCTATATATTATTTTCATTTGATTTTTATATTTTTTATAAAAATATGGTGAACTTTAGGTTGTTGGTTTTTAATAACTTTAACTTTAGCTTCAGTATTACCTTCTCCTACTTTTAAATTATCAAAAAGTTGAAGATATTGATTTATATTATTTTTAAAATTTAAGTCATCAGGAGGTGGGGAATTAGTTTCATGGGGTAAGGCATTAAAAGTACCTTGTTGGTTTCTTTTCCATTTATAACCTAGTAGTTTTAATCTTTCTCGAGTATCATCATCTTCTCTACCCCACCCTTTATATAAAGGGTTAAAGCCATTTATTCTTTTAAATAATTCTTTACTTAATACCCAAATCCCTCCAGAACATTGTCCTACATCTAAATTAAAATCTTTGTAACCATCTGGGATTTCATTGCGAGGAAGTGGGGTGTTTTCATTATCAACATAAATGGATTTTCTTAAGGGAAATAAAGGAGTATCAATATCTGTTTCATAAGATACATCATTATTAGGGATATAATCTACATCATGAAATACTAAAAAATTATTTTTAGCATATCTAGAAGCTATATTAAATAATGCATTTTTTTGAAAAGGTTGGTCATCATCCTGTTCTGCTATTATTATTTCAAATTTATTATCCTTTAAAACATTATGTAGGGCAGGGATTAATACTTTTAAATGTTCTTCTCTATCCCTATAAGGAATAATAACAGAATATGTTCTTAAAAGTTCATTTTTCATTATAATGTATTATAATATTCATTTTGTTTCTCTTGTCTATCTATTTCTTTAGGATGATATAGAGATAATTCTTCTTTAGGAGGTAATGGAGCATAAGTCTTATAACCTTCTAACACTTCATGTACTTTATTCTTCCATTTTATCTCAGGTTTGTTCTTCCAGATGCGCCATTGATAATCAGGGAAGTTAACCCATCCTTTATCGTTTACATTCCAACCCCATTTAGCTATATGCCCTTCAGTTAAGCCTTCTACTGTGTTAATTCTAGGAACTAAATATACTTCATTATCGGGGTTGGATTCTAATATATCTGGTAGGTTAGCTATTAAAGCTTCGTTAGGTGTTTCGTCTGCATCTATCTGAAAGATATAATCTCCAGAGCAATATTCTGTTAACTTATTTTTCCATTCAGCAAAATGGTTATTAAAATCTCCGGCATGCCATGCAAATTCACTATTAACGGATTTAGCCCTTAAAAAATCTTCGATTTGAACGTCGCCATTTTTTTGGTCATATAGTACCACGATTTCATCTTGGTCGCGCGTTAAATCGCGTAAAAAAGCGAGTAAACGCTGTATTTCTATAAACTCATTACATACTGTTATTGCATAACTTATTTTCATATTTATTTGGGTAATACTTCAATATACGTTAAAGCTCCTATAAAATCACGCTCAGGGAAATGTTTTAGAGTGCTCATATCAGCTCTATACTTGGCTCCCTTATATTTTTCTCTTTCTTTTTTTAACACTTTTATATGTTTAACGGCACCCCAAGACCATTTCTCTCTTGAAGAACCATCAGCAAATACCATACCTTTACCCTCAACATTATGAAATGAAGGCATCCATACTTTACCAGATTCTTCTTCCTCTATAAGTGCCTTATATAAATCCGGTAGGCTTTCCATTTGTTCATTTAAAAAATCACTATCTGCTTTCATTATTGAATTAGATTGAAAACCACAACCATAACATAATTCTATATTAACATCTTTAGTTACTTCTTGAATATAACAAGCATCACTACCACACTTAGAACATTCTATTAAATTATCGTAAGCCATTATTTAATTTTTTGGAGTTGGGGTAAATTTAAATTTGGTAATTTTAATTCTACTTGTTTTGGGAATTCAGGAACATTTTTTTCTAATAATTTACTTACTAATTTTTCCATTTCACTATAACTAAATTTAGTTTTCGAAAAATTCTTTTGTTGTCTTGCTTTCTCATTATAAGTTTTGGGTTTTTTATAATGGTCTTTTAAAACTTGATTAAACTCTACAATATTAGGTTTAAACCATTTTGCTTCTTTAATTAACCAATCATTAACAGCACTTGGATGAATATTTTCTAATTCTCCACTAATTAAAGTAGTATAAAAAGAATTTAAAAAATCCGTATGACCAGACCAACCTGAAGCTATAATGGGTTTACCTGTTAGGCTAAATTCTAGTAATGGTCTACCATACCCTTCTCCTTTAGTAAGGGATACCATAGCTTTAATTTTAGGGTGGTTATATAATTCATTCATTCCCTTATCATTAAAGGATCCATTTAAAACATAGATATTAGGTAAATTAGAAGAATTAACAGTAGATCTAATTTCTTTAATTTTATCTAAAATTTCATCTCTACTCATATAGGAATTCACCCCTGTGGAGGCCTTTAAAATTAACGCAGGTTTTGATTTTTTATTTTTAAAAGTTTCATAAAAAGATTTAACTAATACTCCTACATTTTTTCTATCGTGGCCAAATTGCCCTTGCATCCAATGCCCAACAAATAAATAACAAAATGATTCTTTAATTGTATCTAAGTTGATTGAAGTAATTTCATTAGCTTTTAACGGTTTGTAAATATCTAAATTAACACCCTCAAATACTACTTCAATAGGCTTTTCTACTTTAAAAACTTTTTCAACCAGGTTAGTTTGTTTATTACGTTGTTCGTAACTAACTTTTTGAAGTACTTCTTTAGAAAATTTAGAAGATACCCAATTCATATCCATTTTATTACAACCCATAATCCATTCAGGTTTGCATAAGGTGGCTTCAATACCTGCAGTACATCCTATATTATATTTTCCTAGGGGTTGAAATTCATTAGGTATAGTAATTTGCATCCAAATGTCGGGTTTTGAATTTAAATTCCCTTCTAATCTATAATTATGTAAAAATTCCCACTCGGGGTGATCATTACAAAAATCCCAAGAAGTCCCACCCCATCTTTGGGGTAATAACTTTACATCATATTTATCTGTATTAATTATGGCTTTAATTATATCTCTAGAACGTGCTCCATAACCTGAGTAAGTATCATAGGGGGAGCTTATTGCAAATGTTGGTTTATTCATTAATAATAAATTTTATGTGGTAAAAATTTTCCTTTATATTCATTAGCATTTAATATTTCATATTTTTCTCGGGGTTTCCAAGTATTAAATAGTTCTTTAAATGCTTCTATTACTCTATAAGCTTGATGTTGGGAAGTAAACCCAGCTTCATCACTAATTGCCCATTCCCTTCCTTTTAAACCTAATGCCTTACGTTCTTCACGTGACATATTATATAAGGTAATTATATGTTCTGTGGCATCTTCCCATTTACACCTATCATCAAAGATATAAGGAGTTAAAGGAGAACCTTGAACTGATCTAGAAGTGGGATAACAAGGAAAAGCCCATTCACCATGTTTTTTATAAGTACCCCTATGATTAGAAGGGATTTCGGGGGAGGGGGTAAACCATTCCCCATTTTCATCTTCAAAACGCATTTGATCTTGCATCCCTCCTGTTACATTAGCTATAATAGGAGTACCTGCTAAAATTGATTCAGTAAGGGTCATTCCCCACCCTTCATTAGAAGTTATCAATATTTGAGTATCTGCTATATTATACAAACAATTTAATTCACTAGTAGTAAATTTTCTTTTAGTAAATATTATATTATCGCTATAATTTTCACCAAAAAAATACTCAACTACTTTTCCTAAATCAGTACCATGGTCACTAACTATTTCGGTATGAAGAAGCATTTTACATTTTCTAGCTTTTTCTTTAGGAAGAGTATCTAAAAATGCTCTAAAGGCTAGTAAGGAATCTGAAATTTGTTTTCTTCTAATATTTCTAGAGTTAAAAAATAAAATAAAATCTAAAGGGTCATTACTCCCTAACACTTCTTTTTTTATCTTAATTAATTCTTCATTATCTTCAGAAAGAGGTTTATAAAGGTTATGATCTAAACCATGGGGGATATATTTAAATATCTTATTTTTCTTTTTTTCTCCTAAAACTAATTTATTAATATTTACAGTTTGTTTTGAAATACCCATTAATAAATCACAGGCCTCATAATAAGCACTATTGTACATAGGAGCGGGGTAATCATCCCATATATTAAGGTAGGTAATAGGAATAGTTTTTCTAATTTCATCTTCGGCCCTAAATAACCAAAGAAAATAACGAGGGTCAGTAATTAACATTATAGCATCTATATTTTCTTGCTTAATTATGGCCCTGACTGTTTCTATATCCCCATACCCGTTAGTAGGATATAAACGCCCATAAGCATCTTTTATACTTTCAGGGTGATTATTATTAAGATCGGAAGAAATATCAATAATCTTACCAATGTCGGGGTGGGTAATAGCCCCTCCTAATTGTACCCAATTAAAATGGTGAGATGTTTTATACATTATCTCTCTAGCTACAGTTCCCACACCGGAGTGGACTCTATAATCATCAGTGATTAATAGTATATTTTTTCTTTTCTCTTTAGGTAAGAGTTTAAAACTTTTATTCATCAAATTTATTATTTTTATAGTTCGAGATTATTTTGATTGGTAATTTGTTTACGAAAATCTTCATTAGTAAGATACAAAAAAATAGCCCGGTCGGCAAGTTTTTGTAAAGAAAATTTGCGTTTTACACATTCAATCTTAAAGTTTTCAAATAAATCACTTTTAATTTTAACACTTGTTAGTGTCATGTCTTTGTTAGGCATAATCTTTATTATTTAAAATGTTTTTAATTTATAATTATACATATATAAGTAGTCTTAAAATTTTATTCCCTCACCACATAATTTTTGATCCTCTTTATAAGGGCAAAAACTACAATTCCATTTGGAAGGAGATTTTGGGAAGTTAACTATCTCTTTAATATCTCCACTAGTACTAAAACATTCATTAATAAAATCGATTATTGCTTTATTTGCCCTTCCTAATTTTATTCTTCCACTTGGTGGGCTAAATTGTTGCACTCGGTATGCTTGGTGGGGTGATTTAATATTATCATCATCCCATTCTAATACTTTACGTTTTAAAATAAAGAATTCAATTTCGATATTTTCTAACGGTATATGATATTGTTCAGAGAAATATTTTTTATATAGTAATAACTGAAATTGTTTATCTTCGTTCTTTTTATCTTGGTCTCTCCAACCTCGTGTACTTGTTTTTAAGTCGATGATTTTAAATGTATTAGTATTTTCATTATACATTACCACATCTAAAAACCCAGCATATAACACGTTGTTACGCATTTTATCGGGTGCAATTACTAATGGAATTTCGCATCCAACTAAATGCCAACCACGTTTACTGAAATATTTTGAGCGTTTCTTTTTAAACCAGTTTAGAATGGCAATCCCATCTTCATAGAATTCTCTCATCTGTTCGGATGAAGAGAAGTGTTGGTTTTTATTTGATTTATATTGTTTATTATATTCCTCAATAAAATAATTTTGGAAATTTAAATCCAGATCTAATTCATTTGCTTTAGTAGCTGATGTGTTATACATAACTCCTAAATATTCTTGCATTGCCTCATGAATAGCGGTTCCGAATACCGTATGGATTGAAGATGTAAATCTTTTTTCCTTATCTTTATATTGTAACTTCCACCTATGAGGACAAGTCCTAAAAATCGACATCTGAGAATAGGATACATTTTTTTGAAATGCATAATTCACAGGTTGTGGTGGGTTATTTCTAATCTCTTTTACTATTTTAGGTATTTTTTTAGCCAAAATTATCTCTTTTATGAATGTAATACTGTTTGTAATACTATTTTACTTCAGCCTTTAAACGTTCGATATATAATGTAGCATCCATTAATTCTTCTTGTAAATGGTTTAACCATTCTTGTAAATCTAAATCTTTACGTTCTAATGTTGTGTTATATTTTTCAATACCAGTTTGTGAACGTTGTTCAAATTTAGCTTTTACTAATTGTACGTAGCTATCTTTTTTGGGTTGATCCATTGTTACTTCTATATCTCCTGGGTACATAGTTCTTGAGTTTACTGTGTTGATGTGTTCCACAAATAAGTGTAAATCATCTTCTATTTCTTTAAATTTCTTTATTGAATCACTCATTATAGTAGATTTTTATGTGGTTTAAAATATTTATCTAAAGTTGATAATTTATCATCAGCATCAACTAGCATTACTAATGCTTCTGTGGAGTTTTTGTAGAAATCTCCTGTGCTATGGTCCCCAATACCAACAGGGTGATTTCCTAATAAATCAAGCGATAATAAAGCTTTATCTTTTTCGGATTGGGCTTCAGATTTTAACATTTTATATAGTTCTGGTTTCATAATTGTAATTTTATTAAATGTATCTTTACTTTAATAACTTTTTAGAATCTTTTTCGTTAATACCTAATTGTGATAATATACTCATTATTTCTGATTTATCCAAAATATTTAAATAATCTAGAATTTCTCTAGATGATAATTTAAAATAATCTTTTAAGTATTCTATTAATTCTTTATTACGAGGTTTTTTAGTAGATTTAATATATTTACTCCACTTATTATTTTTGGGAATATATTCTCTATAAATTGAATATATTTGTTTTTTACTAGTGGGTGGAAGTTTTTGTACTTCATTTACTAAAGCTAAATAATCGGGGTTCATACTAAGTACTCTA